CATTGGTCGAGGGAGAGTTAGGCACAGGTGCTTTTCTAGAAAGTACTTGGTACAACTTTATCTACTACAGTAGAGCTTTAAGTAACAGTGAAGTTACACAGTTATATACAGCACAACAAGCCGGACTGTTCAATCCAACACCGGCAACAACTTACTCGTTTGTCAGTAACTTTACAGCTGGACAAGCATCTTCCAATATCTATATTAGTATAGGATTTGGTGGCATGGGTCCGACTGTTCCTCCAGATCAAATGGCAGGTTGGTATGTGTCGGGACCTGGCATATCAGATGTGGCCACAGTGACCAGTATCACAAACATTGTAAACGACAGCCAATTCACTGTTTCAATTGATCAAACTATCTTACAAGGATCTGGAACTTACACGTTCACTAACGGGCCTGCTCCTTAAAATAGTGTGCTCAAAGAAAAAGGACCTTTAAGGTCCTTTTTGCTTGGAAGTAACGCTTACCTTGCGAACAAGCTATGCTTATTTCTTGGTTCCGGTATTGACGAAACCATAGAACTTTTCAGCGGCTTCCATGATCTTGTCTAGACCTGGAAACTCTGGCATATCTACTCGGGTTACAACTTGTCCAGTCTTCTCATCACGAGCAACTGACATTTCCCAGCCCTTGAACTTGCTATGGTATTCTTCCATAACAGCATCTTTAGCCATGGACAACACGTCTGTGCGGATTTCGTAGCCGTTCTTGCTGAATTTAACTTCTGGTAGTTTTGGTGTTTCGAATGACATATTAAGCACCTTTCTTAGAGTAAACTAATTCGTTGAAATTCTTAACTGCTGATTGAGCAAGTTCCAATGTGTTAGTATAGGTGGTTTTTGTGAAAGCGGCTTGTGCTTCAATTAGCTTAGTAACTTCAGCTTTAACTTTCTTGTCTGTAACATAAGTTTCTACAAACCTAGTTTGAGCACCTGTAACGGTGTCGATGATTGATTCAAATGTAAACATATTTTTCTCCTTGTGTGTATGTTTGTGTATAACAGCATTATTGCTGTCTATGTATTTATTATACAGTATACAAAACTGTGTGTAAAGCTGAATGACTTATTTCTTAAACTTGTTTACTCTTTCTTTAATAAGTTTAACAACCACGTCACTGAGCACAACTTCATAGTGATTACAATCCACTTCTACTAATTCCATATCTGCATGATGCTTTTGACTGGCAATGGTCACCACACCATCGTTGGGCTCATGCATAAAAGGACTTTGCCCTTTCACAGTAACAATGTTAGTCCACGGATGCTGTATCTTGATACGGCTCGCCTGCTTCATTACCCACGAGCTAGGACCAATGTCACGCATCAGTCTGCTGAATGGCAAAAAGTATTGAGCATAATCTGCTACTTCAGCGCCACCATACGGAGTGCTTAATGTTACAGCACCCTTAATTGCGGCTGGCATAGTATTGGCCAAATGCAATGCGTATATACCGCCCAAACTGTGTGCAACGAATACTAGATCTTTATGATCTTGCAACACAGCCTGCATGTCTTTTAGGTTGTTTTCAAACCCATTGCGGCTGTCGTAGTCAATGTCTATTCCCGTACCAAGTTTACTCTTGATATAGTTGAAGCTTTCGCTGGTGGCATTGGCGCCGTGTATATACACTAGTTTCATGCCAGTATTTATTGGTTAGAACCAGCCGCTAAACTCAGAGTCAAGATTTATAGGATGTACATCCCAGCCATCTTGTTTCCAACGCAGCAACATTAATAGTGTGTCAATGAAGTTCATTTGTTTTCCTGGAATTTTTCTGGAAAATTTAGACGTTCCCATTCCTCGTCACTTACGGGCCACCAGTAGGTCATTGTGCTACTACCAAATAAACGATCATAGCTGTAATAGCAGCCATTGCCAGTTTAGGGCCGTACTCGCGTTCTTCCCATTTTTTAGCAAACTCTTTCATTATAGCCCCCTGCTTTTAATATAAGCATCGGCTTGCATACGACGTGCTTCAATCCAAGCATCAATCATATTGTTTAAAAATTGTTTGAATTTAGAAGCCATATTGACCTCCATTGCGTTGAGTGTATACTCGCATCCAATGCTCAACATCTGCACAATTTTGAGGATTTTTACTTGCGATAAAGGCTTCGATGCCTGTTGGTTGATGTAATACTCTTTGTAAGAGCGTTTTGATAGATTTTAACATTTTGTGTTTTTCCTTTGGTGTGTGTAAATCAGTAAAAACGTTATCAGTGTTTCTACTGAGTATTTATGTCATTATACATTGCACCGCAACATTTATCAACCTTATTGATCTAATGATAATTAGACTGTATAATCAAATAAATAACGTATAAAGAGAACAATAATGCGTAAAAGCACCCGTAGTATATTACAAGAATTAAACGATATTGGACTTAGTCGGGACACTGAACTTGTCATCGAAAGCCGTGGTTCCAATATTATACAAAGTGCTATTAACTTATTAGACATGATACGTGAAAACTACGATATTGAAACAGCCGCAGAACTTGAACGCCGTTTTATCAACAGTATTAAAGCCAATGATATCAATAAGTTTAAACGTGGAATCAAACGTATTCAAGAATCTAAGAATCAAATATAACGCTATACTCTGGACATTTTGGCCTTCGAGCTAAATACATTACCAAGACCACAGAGCGTGGTTGATACCATATAGAGGAGAACAATTATGGCACAGTATTCAGGTAATTTAATCGGACAAGCCGGAGACGGCGGCACAGCAGCTACAGGTGTTGCAGCCAACTATCGTCGTGCAATGAGCCCATTCAGCAATTTTGGCACACGCCAAATTGCTTTCTTAGCTGTTGAGAACCTATCAACAAATACAAACACCGCAGAAGGCTATGTTGATGTTAGCGATAACAACAATACAGGCGGAACTGGTGAAACATACGAAATCATGGATGCTTCTGGCAATGTTGTAATTCCAGAAAGTGAAATCTTCAAAACAAACAGTGCAATTTACAAAGCAGTAAGCGGCGTTCAATTGGCAGCTGAAGTTTGCTTTGTTGGTAAAGTTGCTTTTACAGGCTCAGCTGGTACCAACCAAAAAGCCAAGTTTATCGTAGGTATCTATGTTGACACAGCAGGCAGCATGAACGCTGATGAGCAACACGCTAGCATGGCCAATGGCAATGCCCGTACAATTCAACAGGCAGTTATCGATGCAACTGGTGATAGCGGTGTTACAGTACAGCCAACATTCCCAATTGGTACAGCACTTGTACAACCAGGTTACGAGTATTAATTCTCAAAGGGATGGGAAGCAAACTAGGGCTCTTGTAGCCCTTTTTTGTTGGCTGGTATAAATACAATACAACAATCACAGAGCGTGATTACCTATTAGGAGAACAATATGGGACAATACAACGGCGATCAAATCGCAAACAATCCAACAGTGGTAGCTAACTATCTACGTGTTGCACCAACAACACGCCTAGCTACAAGACAAATCCAATTCTTGAAAGTACACGTTAACGGTGTTGATCTTGCACTCAACGCTAATGCGCCAAACAGCAATTTTGCCAAGGCAGTTCGTGGTATCCAAGCTCAAGCAGAAGTAGTAATTATTGGTAGCCCAAGTGATGGCGCATTTATGATTGGTGTTTATGCTGACACAATGAATGACGGTAACATCAGCGATCCAAATCGTGACGAAGATTATGCATATGCAAATGCGTTTGCTCGTACATTAGGTCAATCAGTAAACGCCAGTTTAGGTGTTGACAATGCTGACGTAGATCTTGCTGTATTATACGGCAACGGATTTGCTGAGTGGAACCGTGCTATCAACTATGTTAACCCACAAAGTATTCAAATTGATGGTTCTTATAGCTATCAAGGCGAAAGCTCATACGAAAACGAACTATTCACTGATTAATCAGTATAGCTTCTACAAAAAGGATCTTAGGATCCTTTTTTGTTGGCTGAACTAAATACTATATAAACAGCATATACAGGAGATTATTATGCCATCATTAATCGGAACAAGTGTAGCGGCCAATTACCGCACACAACAAGTGCCATACAGCCGTTTTGGCTCACGCAAAGTAGTATGGTTCAACATTGGACAAATTCGCTTCAGTGCCCAGTCAAACTCTAGCGATATTGTTATGTCAACACTGAACACAGTGATCGACACCATTCAAACTCGTGCTGAAATTGCCATCATTGGTGCTCCACATGTGGGTTACAATCATGGTCGTATCACAGTGGGCGTGTTTGAAGACACATTCAACGACGGCAACAATCTTGCGTTGGACGAAAGCAATCCAGGCAGCGGCTACAATGCCAAAGCCACCACACTACAAGATGCTCTAAGAGAAGCTCTAGCTGGTGTGGATGGTGATGACATTAGTGTGCAAGAAGTGTACTTGCTGGGCGGCTTGGGAGAAAATCCAGCAGTCAGCGGCGACTATGGTTGGACTACTGATTCTGACTACCAAGAGTACTACACCAAGTTTGAATATGTTGAGAATTCACCCATCAACCCAGATCCAAACTTGAAAGCATTTTACAATTCTTAATCCTTACGGGACTGAACACTAAAGGATCTGAGGATCCTTTTTTGTTGACTGGAACACATAAATACTTGAAACGCATTCGGGAGAAATTAATGCCAAAATATGCAGGTGATCAAATCACACAAGGTAGCAGTAACAACATAACCGCCCTTAACTACCGCAGAACAGCCGCAAGTTCAAACTTCGGTACAAGAAAACTAGCATTTTACAGTTTACATATAGAACAAGACTACGGCCTTGCCGCTAACTGGCAAGACAGCAACAGTTTGTACTATCAAATGGTTCGTGCTATTCAGCAAGGTGGTATGATAGGGGGTATTGATGCTCCTACAGAAGGCAACGGCGATATCCGCGGAGGCGGTGGCGGAGGAGCAGAATTGTTCTATGTGGGCGAACCACAAAACTCAGCAACCAGCCCATTGAATCAAGCAAGTCCTTGGTATGCTTTTAAGCCAACATATTTTAGTGAGAATATATATGTTTCTAGAGCTACAGGCGACGGCACCATTGCCAAACTAGAATTTGTAGAACAACCAACGCCGCCATTCAATGTTGGTGATCCAGTGCGTGTGGCCGATGTTGGAAATGGTTACAATTGCAATCTTTATGACCAACACTTTGTTACAGAATGTACAACAACTTATGTGAAGTTTAACAGCACAGCTACTACCACAGTGTATGATGGCGGTACCTCAATCGGTTATGTGTATGTTGATCTTGGTTATGACTGTTTTACATTTGCCGTAGCAGATGATGCTGAACCATTCCTTCCAGAAGGTAACGGATTCTTTGGTGATGTTGACTTTTCGGGTGTAGCTGGAGATTCATTATGCTATTGCGGCGACGGCAGAATTCAAAGCTGTAACTATCCGTATAACTTTGTACAAGCTGTGGCAAAAGTATTAACAGACAATGAACTTTCTACTAGCAGCCTATACATATGGCGACTAAACCCTAGTTTTGGTTTAACTTTTTAAGGATCAATCATGCCACAATACGCAGGTAATTTATACAATCCCAGCAACGCAAGAGAAGTTGCTGTTAACACACAACGAGCCGCACCAAGCAGTTTGTTTGGTACTAGAAAATTAAAGTTTTTTACTTTTAGTATCTATTATAATTTATATTCTAATAACTATTATTTCGATCAAGATAATATTGCAGTCACAGGCGGTACAGCTGATGGTCGACAAGTAACTTATGAGTTTGCTGAACAAGCTCAAGCTCCTTATGCAGTTGGCGATACTATCTATGTTTACGACATGGACTATTATCGATACAACGGTGAGTTTACTGTTGTGGCCGCTACAACAAGCAGCGTAACTGTTGATTGGTTTCAAGACGGCGAGCCTGTGACTGGCGGAAATATTATCCGTGCTGGATTCAACGATGCAGATAGTTTTTATTCATACATAGTTCGTGCTATACAAAAAGTAGCTGAAGTGTACTATCTTGGAGCACCAACATACTATGATCATGAGGCTTATACAAATAACTTTGGTAACTTTGTATTTGCCATCAGCGATGAACTCACTACTAGCGACTATGACGAGCAAGGTTATGATGAGCCAGAACAAGGACACGATGCTGACGAGAATTCTATTCCAACAGACTTGGCCAGTGCATTATACGATGCTATGGAAGCTCTAGGCGGTTGGGGCGGCAACGGCGACGGCTGGAGTATAGCGGAATGCCAAGACTTAGGTTGGGGATTCCTTCCAGGCCCACTAGCAGGAGACCCAGGTTGGAGTCTTGCTAATCCAAATAGCTTATAAAGGAAAAATAATGGCTAACACACAATTTTCACCAAGCAAAGTTACACTGGTCCGTGCTAACGCTCAGGCCAAAATAGACTCAATGAAAGAAAAATCTGCAGCTATCCGATCAGAAATGGGTTTGGAAGGCAAACAGCTTGTCAAAGTAAAACCCATGAGTGCAGAAACACAGGCTAAAGTAGAAGCACGCCACGGAAAAAAATAATGAAAGAATGTGTCATTGTCGCACATAGCGAAGCAGATATAGATAGTTTGCATGCTGAACTAGTGGCCAATGGCACTGAAATTGCAGATCTAGTTCCTTTAAACGAACTTACTTACCATTACATGTTGACCGACGAGGAAGCTGCCAAACTAGCAACTGATCCTCGTGTGGCACACATACACTATAAATTACCTGCCAGTGCTGCTCGTCCACATACTGTATCAGATGTAACAGAAACTCCCCGTGCTTATAATAACACAGCTGGCAATTTTTCCCGTCGTGCTACTAATCCAGACTTGTATAATGTAAATTGGGGCTTGCGCCGAGCAACACTTAACACTACTGAAAGCACAGTGGGCACAACTTATGCAGCCTCTCGTGACGGTACTGGTGTTGACATTGTTATCATGGATGATGGTGTGCAATCAGGACATCCAGAGTTTGGTTCAAGACTAAAAGAAATCAATTGGTACACAGAAGCTGGACTATCGGGCACTATGCCAGTTGGTTACTATGATTACAGCAATTACGGTGAAGGCGAACATGGTACACATGTGGCTGGCATAGCCGCTGGCACAACCTACGGTGCCGCAAAAGGTGCTTACATCTATAGTCTGCGCATATTTGACAATTCACCAGGTGGTACTAAGAGTTTTGATACTTATGCAGCATTTGATATTCTCCGTGCTTGGCATTTAAGAAAAATAGCCACAGGCAATCATCGTCCAACTATTGTTAACATGAGTTGGGGATATGTTTGGTATTACAGCGATAATGCAAATCGTCCAAATCAAAAAACTATCAATAAGATTGTTTATGAAGGCACAACTACCAATTACGCTAGCGGTACACAGTATTTGCCCAGCAAAGGAATGGTAGGGTTTGAACATTGCATTAGCGATCCAGCAACTGAAACACGCATTGCTCAAGGTCAAACAGCTGGTATTGTCTACATAGCAGCAGCTGGCAACTATGGTCATAAAATTGATGTGAGTGGTGGCGCAGATTACAACAACTATTATACACATAGTTTTTCAGGTGCTATTGCTCCAGCCAACACTCCTATATATTATCATAGAGGCGGAAGTCCTAGTGGTACAATCCGTGTAAGTGCTAGCGATAGTGCAACTGTTAAAAATGGAAGTAGTTACTTAGAGCAACTGGCCTACTACAGCGAGCGCGGTCCAGGTTGCAATATTATCAGTCCAGGCACTGACATTACAAGTAGTACTAGCAATCAAAGTAGTTTTAGTCCATTCCAGTATGTGTTTGGCACACAACAACAAACAACATTCAAGGCTTGCAAAATTGCCGGTACTAGTATGGCAACTCCGCAAGTTACTGGCGTAGCTGCTTTATACTTGCAAGGCAACCCCACAGCAACACCTACACAAGTTAAAACTTGGATTACAACACAGGCTAAAACTAGTCAAGTGTATAATCCAAATAATAGTACTAATGCATGGAGCAATAGTACAGCACTATTAGGTGCGCCTAACAAGTATTTGTACAATCCATACCACGGCGGATACTCAGGGGCTTAAACAGTTCCATAAATAAAAAGGACCGCAAGGTCCTTTTTTTATCTATAAATATTGTATGTTCCAAAGCTATCAATTAAAACAAGATTGGTCACAAGACCTGCCACGCTACTGGTGCGATAATAACCCATTTCGCACTCATTTCCTCAATGCCATGAGTGCTATCTTCCCTGAAGGTGAAAAATACTTTATTGATAGTACTAGACCGTTTAGGGATTCTGTGACCAGTTCTGAATTAACATCTCAACTAAATGAATTTATCAAACAAGAAAATTGGCACGGCTACGCTCATAAACAATATAATGAATGGTTACAACAACAAGGCTTACCAGCCAAACAGGCTGCACAGGAACACCTCAACAGAATGAACTGGTTACAAAAAAAGTTTAGCCCAGAAACTAATTTAGCAATTACTGTTGGCTTGGAACACATTACAGCATTGACAGGTGGTTATAATTTACGCAAACGCACTTTTATGAAACGCATGCATCCACATTTTGAACACATATGGCGCTGGCACAGTGTAGAAGAAGTAGAACACAAATCTGTGTGTTTTGACCTATGGCGTAGCATAAGTGGTAAAGAAACTACTAGACAATGGGTCATGGTATTTGCTACAATATTATATTGGTGGTCAGTTGGTAAAACAACAATTCAATTTTTACATGCAGATCGACAACTTTTCAAATGGTCCACTGTAAAGGATGCTTGGCAATTTTTGTTTGCTAAAAATGGCATGATTAGAGAAAATACCAACCGATATTTTGATTATTATAAAAAAGATTTTCACCCCAACGACCACGACGATTCACTTTTACTAAATTATAGAAAAACATGAAAGATATTACACAACAAGTCATCAATATATTAGCCGACGAGCTAAGATTGAAATCTGAATCAGTTACTGTAGATAAACATCTCAAGGACGACCTAGGAGTTGAAAGTCTGGATGCACTGGAATTGCTGATTGTATTGGAAGATAGGTTTAATGTTGTTTATCCAGCTGACAGTCACGAACATATTACTACAGTACAGGATGTTATTGATTTAACTCGAAAGTTGTTGAAGCAATGAACTATAAACTGTACACACTGGTGGATATCACACACACTAAAAGACCCACAACTGACATTGAGCGTTGGAAAGAACAAAACTTTCAAACTGTTTTACAGACCCTGGGTATTCGTGCTAATGTTACTTACACTCAAACTCCTGTAGTTGTAGAAACCAAAGGTAACTTGGCAGGATTTGACACAGATGAACTTATCCGTCTTTGGCGGTTTGACTTTACCACAGACAGAGACAGTTTATACGAATCAGATGGAGATGCCGTGGGCTGTTTAAAACAAGATTTTCATCTAGTACCCTACATCAGCGGATTGGATGAGCTAATGGATCAGAGGTATGCTGTGTTCAATACTCAGGATCCTGGCAAAAACATAGCGTTTTTTAAAAAGTAATCTGAACTAAATAAAGTTGTAGGCAAAATATCATTATCTAGGCACTTTAAATCACAACCAATTATAGAATAGGCCCAGCTCGGAGCGAGCGCAAGACTTATAACATTGGAGAGCCCGGAGATGGCCACAAAAGAAGCTGTAGCACAAATAGCTATGTTACCCGAGCGGGTAGCTGTAGTTGAAACAAAAATTCATGCAATTGAAGAAAAAATTGACGATCTCAAGGGCGATGTCAAAGACATGCACGAATGTCTAGATCAGACTCGCGATACAGTACTAGCACAGTTAAACAAAATGACTGATGAGTATCGTAGCAATGCTGAAAGATACTATGAGCATGCCAATCACCTAAATGAGCAACAGTCTGCACAGCACAACGAACTAGCTGGCAAAATTGGCGAATTAGAGAAAGTTAAAAACAAGTATACAATGTATGCCATGGTAGGACTAGCATTTGCCGCAGGCACTGGCTGGATCAACGCTGTTAACTTTCCACACATATTAAAGTTCTTAGGCTTGTAATTCTGTTAAATACAGAATGAACTTTCAAGAATTCATTGATCCAAATCCACATCATCACGAGCTTAACCCAAAGCTGTGGGATAATAATCAACTACGCAAAGATGTACGTTTACAGCTATTAAAAATAGCTCGTCATTTTGCCCTGTACCTCAATGTTCCGATACTACATTTAAAAGACGTAACTCTTAGCGGATCAAGTGCTGGTTACAATTATAGCGACTACAGTGATATAGACTTACATTTAGTAGTAAGTAAAACTAACGGTAATGATGAATTGTTTACAGCCAAAAAGAATCTATATAATAACGAACATAACTTGGCAATCTCAAATATTCCAGTTGAACTATACGTACAACTTGCTGACCAGCCGCATCATAGTGCAGGAATATACAGTGTGCTAGATGACAAGTGGTTAACCGAGCCCGAGCATACTGAACCTACTACTGATCCTAAAGATATACGAGCCAAGGCGCGAAACTATGCTGGCAAGATTAACTTTGCTATGCGTAGCAACAATATTGAACAATGTCGTAGTGTAATGGACGAACTAAAACGTCTACGCAAAGCAGGTCTTGAAACAGGTGGCGAACAGAGTGTAGAAAACCTAGCTTTTAAGCTACTCAGAGCTAGAGGATCTATTGACAAATTGCGTAAATACATAACTAAACTAGAAAGTGCTAAACTAAGCCTTGGAGAAAATAATGAAGATTAAAGACATTTTAATGAAAGAAGACGGCCCAATTCAAACTGGCACTGTTGACAAAGTTGAACCAGGTGGTAATGTAACTATCAAAGGTGCGGACGGAAACCCTGTAAATGTCGATGCAGATCAAATTAAAACTGGTGCAGATGGCAAACCAACAGTTGAAATACCTAAAGTAACATCCGGCGAACAAGTTAACATTCAAACTACCAGCGAAGAATATGAAGCGGAAGGACAGCATGATATTAGCCTAGACAGCTGGATGAACAGTGAGTATGCACCGTTTGACGATGATAGTGGTGACTATAAAACGGTACACCATAAAGCACGTAATTTCCTACATGGCAAAGTTCACCCACATGATTTAGATAGTCATGCAGATAGGTTAAGTCGTGAATTCCACGGCGAGAACGATATGGATGAAACACACCACGATACTATTGCAAGTGGAAATCATCCTGTTGGTGGAGATGCAACTGATCGATTTATAAACCAAGTACGTGATAAAGGTTATGAGCGTTCACAACGCACACATAAAGGCACAATGAGCCCTCTAAGTGAAAACGATGAATTATACAAGTGGCTAACTATTGCCGGTTTAAAATGAAAATTAACGAATTAATATCTAGTTTTGAAATCTGGGTAACTAACGAAGAAATTGAGCTTCTTAAGAAACTTAAAAATCCAGTCAAAATTAGTAGCCTTACCGAACATGAGCAAGTCAGAGTTCAGGCCATGATTAGAAAATCTTTGATAACTAAAATTGGCCATAAGGATCCTACGGTAGTTGCAAATGAAGAAAACAAAGAAATTTAAACCGCAATCAAAGGCAATTAAAGAACTTGCAGCTCACTTTGAGGAAGACTTTAAAAAAACATTACCTATAGCTATTCAACCAGACGGTAGTGTAGTACTATCTAAGTATGTAATAAGAAAAACTGACAATGGTTGGGGATTGTACAATTTAGGTAGCAATTATTTGTTAGAAGATTATTATCTAAAGACATGTGCGCTAATGGCCGCTAAAGCATATTCAAATGTAAATTTAACTAAATTCTTTGAAATCAAACATTTAGATAACAAATATTGGGCTAGTTACAGCGATTTACAAGTTTACAAAAAGAACATAAAAACAACTAAAGATTTTGAAAGATTTTGTATTTTATTAAACAAGTTAGAGTATAGCGAAGATAAGAGTAACTATTATCAAGCCGCTATTTCCAAGATGTTTAAGTACAGTTTTGTATAAATAGTAGTAAGAACAGTTTAGGGATACCACCATGCAACTAAGAGAATTATCAAAGCCAGTGACAGCTAAAAAACTAAACGAAAGTTTAGCAAAGCAATTTGGCTACAAACTTAATCTAGAACAATTTAGCGATGTGCAATTAGAAGATGCACGTAACAAACTTCGCACAAAGTTAAGCCAGTTTGAAGTTAGCGAAAGCTATGATAGCATCAATGAAAGCCCTGACTATCAAAAGACTCGCGTAATGCTAGACTGTATCAATACAGAAATCATGGAACGTGAAGAAGGCAAGTGCAGCGATTGCCACAAAGATCCTTGCGAATGCATGGAAGAAAGCGTTGACGAAAAGGCAGAGCAAAAAGCTGAAATGCGTAAAAAGCTAAAGGCTGAAAAAATAAAAGAAAAGGCCATGGAACACAGCGTTCCAGAAAGTTGGATCAACAGCGCAATCAAGCGAGTAGAATTAGGCGAAAGCGACGAAGAAGAATTATCAGCTGAATTAACATTACGTTATGATTTATCAGAAAACGCAGCAAATTATATTGTATATCTAGCAGAAGGCGAAGAAGACAAAGCTGAAGTTATCATGGCAACTAAAGATATGGTTGACCGTGTTACTGGTTGGCTAGAAGATGTAGCGGCCATGAAAGCAGAACAGCTTTTAGAATTAACAGACTCTATAAGAGAAGCAATGGGCAGCGATGTTGCTCAACAATATACCGAACAAGTAAAGCCAGCTCTTGAAGCAATCTATGCGGCATTAGAAACAAGCCGCGGTGGTTTATCAGGCGCATTGGCATTAATTTCAGGCGGAGAAGCACCTGCAATGGGTGCAGGTCCAGCATTACCTGGCGCATCTCCAGCAGGCGGTGCACCAATGGGTGCAGGTCCAGAAGTGCCTCCCGAAGCTGACATGGGCGCAGGCCCTGAAGGCGTATCAGGCCGCGAAAAGCGTGAAAGTGTTGACTACAGTCGTCGACTAGGCATGCTACTCAACTCAAAAAAAAAGTAATTCAATCTATTAGAGAAAGCGTAGACCCCTTAATTTTAACATTAAGGGCTCTACAATCTAGCGCCAACAACCAAGGTGCAGACAGTGATTCTCATATCGACGCTCCTATGACTTGGGACGCACTTAATCAAGCAGGACAAAACTACGGCGCACCAGATATCGATTATGATAGATTTGCCGCACGTTGGGAAAGTGATCCTGTTATTAAAAAACTAGTTGCTCGTTTTGACGGCCAGGGTGTTGTTATTAACACCAAAGGCGAAGAACTCGAACCCGAGCAAGGCAAACCTAAACCAAATAAAATTCATCAGTCAGCAATGAACGCTGTTTCTGATAAACTCAAATAATTTGACTCGAGTCTTGTGTTGTTGTATAATGACGAATGACTTTACTCAACGAACGATATTCCTACACCTCTATTAGTAGAGAAAGTGTAGAAGGCAAACGCTTATATGCGACACCAGATGGTAGTAAAGTTCCTAGCGTTACTACCATCCTAGACAAAACTAAACCCGAAGAAGAAAAAGCCGCACTCCAAGCATGGAGACGTGCTGTGGGTGAAAAGAAAGCACAAGAGATTACTACAGAAGCTGCTAATCGTGGAACACGAATGCACAAGTATCTTGAGGACTATGTTAAAGACGGCATATTAAGAGATCCTGGCTCAAACCCTTATAGTGTACAAAGTCACAAAATGGCTAAACATGTTATTGAACAAGGGTTGGTAAATGTAAACGAAGTATGGGGTGTTGAAGTACCCTTATACTATCCGGGTTTATATGCAGGAACTTCTGACGGTTGCGGTCTACACATGAATGAAGAGTCTATTCTAGATTACAAGCAAACTAATAAACCTAAAAAACTAGAGTGGATTACTGGGTACTACTTACAGCTAACAGCTTATGCACTGGCACATAATAAAATATATGGTACAAACATACGTAAAGGTGTTGTATTAATGTGTGTAAAACCGCCAGAAATTACGCCTATGGTATGGGGAGAACCTGCTTACCAGGAATTTATCCTAAAACCTGAGGATTTTAGCTACTGGGAAGATCAATGGTGGCAACGTGTGGAGCAGTACTACAAACAGAACTGATAAATATTCGATAAGAGGATATTTTCATGGCTGTTTTTCAAATTGCAAGAATTCAAATACGACGCGGCCAGGCCAAACAGGGTACTGGAATTCCACAGCTAGCCAGCGGAGAAATGGCATGGGCTGTAGACACTCAAGAATTATACATTGGCAACGGTAGTGTTGCAGAAGGTGCGCCAGCTGTTGGAAATACTCGCCTCTTAACTTTAAATGATTTAAAGGCAGAGGGTAACTTATTAGCGTTAACACAATATTCTTATAAACAAGGTGATTCTACAATAATCACTGGTGCTGACGCAAGTAGCCCAATATTTAGATCAGTTCAAACAAGGCTAGACGATCAGATTACAAGTGCTGATTTTGGAATGATAGGCGATGGCATAACTGACGATACAGATGCGTTACAAAATGCTATCTATCAGTTATTTTTAAATCCAAGCAATTTAGCTCATTCTACTACTAGTAGCGGAATCTTGTCAAGATTAACTTTAATGATCCTACCGGGAACTTATTTAATTACTAGACCTGTATACATTCCAAGTTTTGCAACAATTGTTGGGTCGGGAATCGATAAAACAATTATTAAATTTCTCCCAGCGACAGGAAATACTTTATCAGCGTTTCGATTTGTAAATGATACTACTACAATATCTGTAGCAAGTGTAATTTCCAGTTCTCAATCTACAAATCAACCTAGAAATATTAAACTTAACGATATCACAATAAGTTTACCTTCTGGTGTAAATTCAGGAATGCAACTAGATGCTGTAAGAGATAGTAGTTTTGAAAATATAAAAATATCCGGTAATACATCAAACTATACAACATATAACAGTACAAACATTGGCATGTCAATGAATGCATTGAGCAATGTGGTTACATGTCTTAATAATATATTTAAAAATATTCAATTTTTAAATGTTACTACAGCGGTACTAGCCAAACAAGATATACTTAACAATACTTTTGAAGATTGTTTAGTTAATGACGCATTGCAAGGATTTGCATTTGGCGTAGGATCAGACGGTAGTAGCACTGGAGAACAATTTGGTCCAAGACAAACAACAATTTCTAGTGTAAAATTTTATAAAGTAAAACAACAAGCTGTATACATAGAAAGAGGTACATACAATACTGTTATTAATTGTAAATTATACGATGTTGGAAATAACAATGCAGGAAACGCATTTGCAATATACCCACAAATTTATTTTAAAAATACAAATAATAGCGTTGAAAACAATCAAAGTGACCGTAGCGCCAATTTATCAAATTTCAATTTAACCACTCGATATATTCCTGTTGTCTCGGGTAATGTTTCTTATAGTTCATTTGGTGTAGAACAACTAGATCTCGGACAGCAAAACAATGTATTAGCATTTAGATTACCAATCTCTACTGATGCATATGGAATTGTAACTGGTAGCGCATCGTATAAAATTAATTATGTGTATAAGAGTATAACAACAGGAAACTTTACCAGAACAGGTTCTATACACTTATCAACAGATATTAATCAAAAGTATTTGCAACTAAGTGATGAATATGATTTTGCAGGAGTTGATACTGCGCTTGGTGTATCTACAAAATTAGCATTTTATGGAAAATTTTTGGATGCTCGCGGCAACGTGTACACTGGCGCTGTAGGTCAAGTAATTGCCAGTGTTGCAATCTATTACACCAATACGTTACAAAATGACCAAGGCAAACTTAACTACTCATATTCGGCAACGGTATATACCAATTAAGTTAACTTTCAAATTATATAGACAACGCTAATAAATGCGTATATAATTTAGTTCATGCCTGTGATAATAATATTTAATAAAACAATTTATTAAAAATCACGCTTAAATCGTTGACTGCGAATAGATTTCTTCGAGTGTTTCACATCACTAAATACTTCCTAATCAATATTAAGTATATAATAAAGCATAACCAAATTTAAAGCGAAGAAATGAACAACATAACGGTAATAAAAAGAAATGGAACTACAGAGTTGCTAGCTGTAGAAAAATGGCAAGCTCAAATTGCCAAAGTATGCAAGGGAATAGCTGACGTCAGTCAGAGTATGATTGAGATCAAAAGTCAGCCGCACTTTTACGATGGTATCACAACAAAAGAAATTGACGAGATTACATTACGTGCTGTTGTTGATTTGATAGACGTAGAATCAAATCCTGATATTGGACATACAAACTATCAATATGTTGCAGGTAAACAGCGTTTGTCAATGTTGCGTAAAGATGTTTACGGTTCATACAAACCTCCAAGCCTTTTTTCTATTGTACAAAAAAATGTTAAAATTGGTCTGTACTCTAAAGAACTGCTAGAGTGGTATAGCGAAGAAGACTGGAACAAAATGGATGCAATGCTCGATCACGAAAAGGACGAGCAATACAGTTACGCAGCTATTGAACAACTAATTGAAAAATATCTAGTACGTAATCGTGCTACAAAAGAAACTTATGAAACTCCACAGATTAGATATATGGTTGCGGCCGCTACTGTCTTTCATCGTGAAGAACCAAACAGCGCAAGGATGCGTTATATAAAGGAGTATTACAATGCGGCTTCTGATGGTTTGTTTACTCTTGCTACTCCTGTGCTGGCCGGACTTGGCACTCCTACTAAGCAGTTTAGTTCTTGTGTTCTCATACGTAGCGATGATGACCTCGATAGTATATTTGCTAGTGGTGAAATGATGGCAAAGTATGCCAGTAAACGTGCGGGGATTGGATTGGAAATCGGTCGACTTCGCCCATTGGGCTCCCCAATTCGCGGTGGCGAAATCATGCATACTGGTATGATCCCTTTCTTAAAGAAATGGTTCGGTGACTTGCGTAGTTGTAGTCAAGGTGGTATTCGTAATGCTAGTGCTACTGTGTTCTATCCAATCTGGCATCATCAGTTTGATGACCTTATTGTTCTTAAAAACAACCAAGGCACAGAGGAAACTCGAGTTAGACACATGGACTACGGAGTTGTGTTATCTAAATTTTTCTGGAGACGATTTAAGAACAAAGAGACTATAACATTCTTTGATCCTAACGAAGTACCTGACTTGTACGAAGCTTTTTATAGTAACACAGCACTATTTGAAGAGCTATATGTAAAATATGAAAAACGCAAAGACCTGCGTACAAAAACTATGTCCGCTGAAGAAGTATTCAAGTCGGGCATATTGAAAGAGCGTACTGATACAGGACGTATCTATCTAGTGTTCATTGACAATGTAATGAACCAGGGTCCGTTTGACCCAGAGTATCACACTATCTACCAAAGCAATTTGTGTTGTGAAATCCTATTACCTACAAAATCTTTCAAACGTCTGGATGACGCTGAAGGCCGCATAGCGTTATGTACACTAGGATCAATCAACTGGGGAGCCTTCCGTAATCCAGAAGACATGCGCCGAGCTTGCCGTATCTTACAGCGTAGCCTGTGCAATATTTTAGATTATCAAGATTTTCTTTCAATCCAGAGCAAATTAAGTAACGACGAAATTAGTCCACTGGGTATTGGTGTTACTAATCTAGCCTACTGGCACGCCAAACGTGGATTTAAGTATGGTGAGAAAGATGCACTACAGGATGTTAAGAGTTGGATGGAGCATCAAGCCTATTACTTGACAGAAGCAACAGTTGATTTGGCCCGAGAGCGTGGTCCTTGTCAGCATAGCTCACACACACGATACGGTCAAGGCATATTCCCTTGGGAATTACGAGCAGAAGGTGTTAATGAACTAGCAAACTTTGCCCCAGAACTTGATTGGGAAACGCTACGTACTAATATGAAACAGTACGGAGTACGCAATGCTACACTAATGGCCATCGCCCCAGTCGAAAGCAGTAGTGTTGTTATAAACAGCACTAATGGAATTGAGTTGCCCATGAGTTTGATCAGTGTTAAAGAATCAAAAGCAGGATCATTTATACAAGTTGTTCCTGAATACCATAAACTTAAAAATAAGTATCAGTTGATGTGGGATCAGAAAGATTGCGACGGGTATTTGAAAACAGCTTCTGTTCTCGCCGCCTATGTTGATCAATCAATTAGTACTAATACATTCTATAACCCAGCGCACTTTGAAGGTCGTAAAGTGCCAACTACATTGATTGCTAAAAATTTAATGCAGGCACAGGTGTGGGGATTGAAAACATTCTACTATAGTTTGATTAACAAACAAGGTAGTAAAGCAGATGCCGAAGAAGCACCTACCATGTTAGAAGCTATTGATTTTGACAACGAAGAAGATTGCGAGGCATGTAAGCTATGAGTAAAGAACAATATAATTTAAAAACAAAGACAGACTATCTTAATCGCAAGATGTTCTTAGACCCAGCAGGTCCTGTTACCATTCAAAGATTTGAGGAAGTCAAGTATAAAAAGATTGCAGACTTTGAAGCTACAGCACGTGGTTTCTTTTGGCAACCAGAAGAAATTAGTTTGACCAAAGATGCTAACGATTTTAAAGATGCCAGCGATGCTGTCAAACATATCTTTACCAGTAACTTGCTACGACAAACAGCACTGGACAGTTTGCAAGGTCGCGGCCCTACACAAGTGTTTACTCCAGTCTGTAGTTTGCCAGAAGTAGAAGCACTAATGTACAACTGGGGATTCTTTGAAACAAACATTCACTCAAAGAGTTATAGCCATATCATTCGTAATATCTACAATGTTCCTAAGGATGTATTCAACACTATCCACGACACACAAGAGATTATCAGTATGGCCTCAAGTGTAGGCAATTATTATGACCAATTGCACGTAATTAATTGTCATAAAGAGCTTGGTGAAGATGTTGGTGAAAAATTACATATTAGAGCTATCTGGTTAGCACTAAATGCCAGTTACGCACTAGAAGCCTTCCGTTTTATGGTTAGCTTTGCTACAAGTCTAGCAATGGTAGAGAATAAAATCTTTATGGGTAACGGCAATATTATTAGTTTGATCTTGCAAGACGAACTATTACACAAAGGTTGGACCGCCTATTTGATTAATCAAGTGGTCAAGGAAGATAGTAGATTTGCTGAAGCCAAACAAGAGTGCGAACAAGAAGTCTATTCTATGTATATGGACGTTATTCGTGAAGAAAAAGAATGGGCAGACTATTTGTTTAAGAAAGGTCCTGTTATTGGTTTAAATGCCAATATCTTAAAAGACTTTGTAGACTATACAGCAGTGGGTGCATTAAAGGACATTGGTATTAAATATCAACAAATTGCACCAAAGTCAACTCCAATCCCATGGTTTAATAAACATACTGATACAAGTAAAAAACAAACAGCATTACAAGAAAACGAATCAACTAATTATGTTATTGGCATTATGAGCGAAACGTTGGATTATGATGCATTACCGGCACTATAAGGAAATAGAATGAAAGCAACAATGTGGTCTAAATATCATTGCCCTTACTGCGATCAAGCATATAAGCTATTGCAAGCTAAGGGTTATCAAATTGACGAACGTAAAATTGGCGACGGTTATACTAAAGAAGAATTATTAGAAGCTGTACCTGATGCCAGGACTGTGCCACAAATATTTTTAGACGATAATTACATTGGCGGGTTTACAGAACTCAAAAAACATTTCGAAAAGGTATAATATGTTTATTTCAAAAGGTTTCGCAGAAGGCGAAGTAGTTACACTCAAACTAACAAGTGGCGAAGAGCTGGTTGCCAAGTTAGTAGAAGACGGTCCGTTACATTATAAATTAAAAAATCCACAGGTTATCGGAATGGGCCCAAAAGGACCAGGACTAATGCCATACTTGTTTACGGTAAGTCCTGATAAAGAAATTAAATTACAAAAATCAACAGTAACAGTAGCAGAGCCAACTGACAAACAATTTGCTGATCAATTTATTGAGTCCACTACGGGAATTGCCCTAGCATAAATATTTGTATGCCAGCTATAGCAAGACAAGGTGACCCAACAACAACCGGACATGGTTGTGATGGTACCACGACTATCACAGGACCAACCGGTGCAGGCGCCAAAGTTTTTGCAAATGGAATTCCTATTGAATGTGTAGGGAATCCTACAGTTACCCATAGATATGGTGGCCGTAATTGTTCAGCGCAACATGCGGCTGCAATTAACGCCGGATCCGGAACTGTGTTTGTGGGAGGAGTTGGTGTTGCCAGAGTAGGCGACTCAACAGACGGCGGCGCAATAACATCCGGATCCGGCAACGTGTTTGCCAATTAACTAGACATTTATTTTAATTTGCTGTATACTACAGCATAAGTATTCGTACTTAATATAAAGGATTATTAAAATGGCTCAAAACAAATACGCAGAATTTACAGCAATCGTAGAAGCAATGGAAGCAGACTTCGAAAAGTTTTATGATAAAGAAGTCGGCGCAGCTGGCACTCGTGTTCGTAAGGCTTGCCAAGATTTGGCAAAATTGTGTAAAGAAACTCGTAACGATGTTACCGCAGTTAAAAACGCACGTAAAGAACCAAAGTAAGTCAACTAAATATTAGCCTAAGGCGTTATATTAGTATACGCTTAAAGGAGTATATTATGAAAAAGTTAATTTTAGCTTTGTCATTATTGGCAGTAGTAGGGTCGGCTAACGCACAATGGCACCATCATGGTGGTTACTATCGTGGTGGTGGTTATTACAGTGGCGGTAATTGGGTTGCACCGTTAATTATTGGTGGAGTAATTGGTTACGAAATTAATCGTGCCAATCAGCAAGTTGTTGTTCAACAACCGCCTGTAATTATACAACAACCTCAACCCTATGTGCAAACACCGCCATTAGGATATCATTGGGAAGAAATGATCGATCCACAAACTAATACTAGAAAAATCGTAGCAGTACCAAATTAATATGAGCGAGTAAATGCGTGACAACTGGATTGTAGGTATAAGTACAGGGCATAACGCATCTACTTGTTTACTTAAAAATGGTAATATTGTTTTTTATGTAGAAGAAGAAAGACTAAGTCGAAAAAAATACGACGATAGTCCATTCTTAGGACTACTTAAAGTTCTTGAATACACGAATAAAGTAGATTGTCTAGCCATATCTGTAGGGTCATCAGATACTACAAATGAAGCAGGCCCGTTTATTAAATTTGCCTTAAAACTTGGATTAATTGACAATCACAGGCAAGTGTTTAATAATGGTGAGCATCATCTATATCATGCAACCAGTGGATTTTATAGTTCTGGTTTTGACCAAGCGGTATGTGTAGTTATAGATGCTGCTGGAAAATATATCGAATTAGACCAAGCTGGCAAAGCCGGATACGAAGTTGAAAGCATATATCTAGCAAAATTTCCAAAAACATTTACATCTATATATAAAAAGTTTGGAAATAACTATAATCAACTTACTAAGTTTCACGAAGAAAAAGTCTTTGCTAATGAGCAAGGTATTGCCAGTATATACTCTGCACTAAGTATTGCTTTAGGGCATACAAATTTAGAGTGCGGCAAGGCAATGGGATTAAGTTCGTACGGAAAGAACGATGAAACTATTCCACAAATATATGTAACTGTTAACGGTAAAAAAACACCTAACAAACAGTTGTTTAGGCCTAATACAGCAATGTATGCTGCGCCATTCCTTGACGAAGTAGAACAATATGATGCGGCCAATCTTTGTTATGCTGTACAGCAATCTACTCAATCAGTAGCCACTGATTTAATTTTAACCGCACTTAAATTATCCAATTCTAAAAATTTAGTAATATCAGGCGGCTA